CGACTACGTAGCTTGGAACTGGAAAGCAGGAGGTGATGACGTACAAAACACAGATGGAACTATTACAAGTCAAGTATCCGCTAATACAGAGGCAGGGTTTAGTATTGTGAAGTTTACTGGCAATACAGAAACAGCTCCAACGGTAGGACACGGATTAAATTCAGAACCAGAAATATATTTTCTTAAAGGTCTTGATAATGGTACAGATAGTTGGATAGTTGGCGGAAATAGAACAATATTTAGTAGTCCATCTACTAATTTTTTAAGGTTAAATACAAATAATTCCGTTGGCAGTACAGGTTCTAATGCAGTTGGTTCTAATGGTAATGTAATTAATATAGGAGTAAGAAATTATAATACACAAGATACTATCGCCTACTGCTTCCACAGCGTTGATGGAATGTCTAAAATAGGTTCTTACGTTGGGACAGGTTCTGGAAATACGGTAAATGTTGTAACAGGGTTTAGACCTGCTATGATAATTATAAAAAGAACTGATAGTGTTGAGGACTGGAAAATAATAGACAATAAAAGAGATTTCGCTAATTCTTTAGAACCTAATGAGTCAATAGCAGAAGAAGTTGGTAATAACTCAAATTTTTCTTCACACTCTAATGGTTTTACAATAGGAGACCCTCACGGAGATTATAACGCAAACGGTGGAACTTACATCTTTATGGCATTTGCTGAAGAAGTATTTGTAGCAGATAACTTCTTTAATGATGATTCAACTTTAGCTACTTATAAACTAAATGGAGATGCAGGAGATGATTCAGGTAATGGAAATAACGGTACTGCTTCTAATATAACTTATGCAACAGGTAAATTTGATGATGCTGCATCTTTTAATGGGAGTAGCTCTATAATAAAAAGCACTTCTTTAGGAACGGCTTACAGAAATCAAACAACTTTAACTTTATCAGGTTGGATAAAAACAAGTGGACATTCTTCAAGCACCCAAGTAAACTCTTTTATAGGGTTTACTGATACAAATGAAGGCTCTACAGAAATGATTCTTTACTTTAGAGCAAGTCAAGGAAATGTTATATATATAAATAACAGAAATAATTCAACAAATAATATTGTAGCAGCAGGTTCAACTAATATTGCAGATAATAATTGGCATCATTTTGCGTTTGTTGCTGATAGTAGTGGTACTAAACTTTATTTAGATGGTGTTCCAGAAACAGTAACCTATTCAGTAGGAAGTTCTACTACACAAATTGTAATGCCAAATGACTTAAATCAATTTAATTTAGGGGCGAACCAAGATTCAGGGGGAGTTCAGTGGCACGCAGATGCTGAATTAGACCAAGTAAGAATCTTTGACAGAGCATTAGACGCAGAAGAAGTTACACAATTATACAACGAATAATGCAAGACTTGAAGATAATAACTAATATGTAATAATATAGTTAACTAAATATAAATATTATGGAAATTAAATTAAATGAAAATCAAATAAGTAGAATAACTCAAATATTAAATGAGTTCCCAATTAAAGAATTAGCAAAAGTACAGGCTATTTCTACAATTTTACAAGAATCAAATATTAATAAAAATGAATCTAATAAGAAAAATTAGCATTGGCAGAGACTATAAAAATGATGCAATGCATTATAGCGTTGGGCAAGAAGTTTTTGGAGGTCATACTATAACAGAAATAATAGAAGAAGAAGAAAGCTATAGAATATACATTAATAAAGATGATGAGGTTTTACCTTGGAAACAGTTTAATAAAAACATGGCAATTTCAATTGAATATAATCTACAATATTAATGAAAAACATTTATGCTTATATTGTTGAACCATTAAATGGTAGATACAGTAATAAAAAAAGTATTGATGACAAAGAACTTATATTAAATACTTCAATAGAAGACCACAAGTTTGTAAATAGAAATGGTATAATAAAAGAGTTACCATTAATAAATGATAATGAATTTTTACAAATAGAAGATGAAGTAATTGTACACCACAATGTTTTTAGAAGATTTTACAACATTAGAGGTGAAGAAAAAAACAGCAGAAGCTATTTTAAAGAAGATAAGTATTTTTGTTATAGTGATCAAATATTTTTATACAAAAGGAACGGGAAATGGCATACGCCTCCTGGATATTGTTTTGTAAAACCTGTACATAGTTTAAATAAATTGACTGAAGATAAAGAAGAGCCTTTAATGGGTGTTTTAAAGCACCTAGGAGACGATTTAAGAAGCTTTAATTTAAACAACAATGATTTAATAGGTTTTACTCCTAATAGTGAATATGAATTCATTATAGACAATGAAAAATTATATAGAGTACCACTAAATTCAATTTCAATTAAATATGAACGCAAAGGATCTGAAACCGAATATAATCCAAGCTGGATATAAAGCTGTCCAAGAATTAATAAGAGTAGCTGAAGAAGAAATTATTGTTGATGGAGGAGAGGATGAGCTTGCAGCTGACAGATTGAAGAATGCTGCTGCAACTAAAAAACTTGCAATTTTTGATGCTTTTGAAATACTTACTCGCATTGAAGCTGAAAAGAATTTAATGGAAAACAAACCTGTTGAAGATAAACAAAGCTTCAGTGGTTTTGCAGAAAGAAGATCCAAATAATGTACGAGCAATATTTAGTAAAAACTGTAACACCTATAAAACCTAATATTATAAAACGAATGAATCGTTATAATAAATGGGAATATGGATATAATAAAGAATATGATGTAGTTGTTATAAGTAAGACTGGAAAGATAGGCGAAGTAATTGAAATACAAAACCTGTGTATAGCATTACCTGAGGCTCCTAAGTCAATAGATAAAACAAAAGATAGGTGGACACCTTCTGAATATCCTAAAGAATTAAATCAAATAAAAAGTATATTTGATTGGGAAAGTTATCCAGAATCATTCAAATCAAAATGGTATGAATATATTGATGAAGAGTTTACTAAGCGGGAAAATGGTTATTGGTTCAATAATAAAGGTGTTAGCACTTATATTACTGGTACTCACTACATGTACTTGCAGTGGACTAAAATTGACGTTGGGAAGCCAGACTTCAGAGAAGCCAATAGATTATTCTTTATCTTCTGGGAAGCTTGCAAAGCTGATAAACGATGCTACGGACTTTGTTACCTCAAAAACAGACGATCAGGCTTTAGTTTTATGGCGTCAGGGGAGACCGTTAACCAAGCAACAATATCATCCGATTCAAGATTTGGAATACTTTCTAAGACTGGAGCAGATGCGAAGAAAATGTTTACAGACAAAGTTGTACCAATATCAGTCAACTACCCGTTTTTCTTTAAACCAATACAAGACGGGATGGACAGACCGAAATCAGAACTCGCCTACAGGGTTCCAGCCTCAAAGCTTACCAAAAAGTCCATCACTTCAACCACAGAAAAACAAGTATTAGAGGGGTTAGATACAACTATTGACTGGAAGAATACGGGGGATAACAGTTATGATGGTGAAAAATTAAAGCTGTTAGTACATGATGAATCCGGTAAATGGGAGAGACCTGACAATATATTAAATAACTGGAGAGTAACAAAAACAACGCTAAGGTTAGGAAGTAAAATTATCGGTAAGTGCATGATGGGATCAACATCAAATGCTTTAGAAAAAGGAGGGGGTAATTTTAAAAAATTATATAAAAATTCAGATGTTACAAAAAGAAATAGAAATGGACAGACTAGCTCGGGATTATATAGTTTGTTCATCCCTATGGAATGGAATTACGAAGGATACATTGATTCTTATGGATACCCTATATTTGATACTCCAGAAGAACCCATCCTTGGCAACGATGGGGAATACGTTGACATAGGGGTAATAGACTTTTGGGAGAATGAAGTAGACGGTTTAAAGCATGACTCTGATGGGCTTAATGAATATTATAGACAATTTCCAAGAACTGAAGAGCACGCTTTTAGAGATGAAGCTAAAAATAGTATATTTAATTTAACAAAAATATACGAGCAAATAGATTACAACGAAGATCTTGTTAGACAAGGAGTTGTAACAAAAGGTTCTTTTTCTTGGGAAAATGGAATTAAAGATACTAAAGTAATTTTTAACCCAAATCCTTCTGGAAGATTTTTAGTTTCATGGGTTCCTCCTAAGAACCTGCAAAACAATGTAATAGTTAAGAATGGAGCTAAATATCCAGGTAATGAACATATAGGTGCATTTGGTTGTGATTCATATGATATATCAGGTACAACAGATGGAGTAGGTTCAAATGGTGCTTTACACGGATTAACTAAGTTTAGTATGGAAGATGCTCCGCCTAATACATTCTTTTTAGAATATATAGCTAGGCCTCAAACAGCTGAAATGTTTTTTGAAGATATATTAATGGCTGTTATATTTTATGGTATGCCAATACTATGTGAGAACAATAAACCTCGTTTATTATATCATATTAAAAGAAGAGGTTATAGGGGATTTTCTATGAATAGACCTGATAAGGTTTGGAATAAGTTATCTGTAACAGAAAAAGAAATTGGTGGAATACCCAATACATCTGAAGATATTAAGCAGGCTCACGCTTCTGCAATTGAAACTTATATAGAAAAATATGTAGGCGTTAATGAAGAAGGCGGGGGTAATATATATTTTAATAGAACATTAAACGATTGGGCAGGTTTTGATATAAACAAAAGAACAAAGTTTGATGCAGCAATAAGTTCAGGTTTAGCTATAATGGCTTGCAATAGACATTTATATAGCCCAAAGCCTCAATTTGAAAGACAATCGTTAGGAATACAAATAAAAAGATTTAACAATAAAGGAATGCATTCGCAAATAATTAAGTAGCATGGCTGAAACAATATTAAAAAGTTCATTTCCAAGTCAGATAGCGAGCGATGCTGAAAAGGCAAGTTCAGAATACGGGTTAAGTGTAGCTCGAGCTATTGAACACGAGTGGTTCAAAAGAGACTCAGGTGCAACTCGTTTTTACTCTAATAGAGATGAATATCACAAATTAAGGCTTTATGCTAGAGGTGAGCAATCAATAAAGAAATATAAAGATGAATTATCAATTAATGGTGATCTGTCTTATTTAAATTTAGATTGGAAACCTGTGCCAATTATTCCTAAGTTCGTAGATATTGTTGTAAACGGTATGTCAGATAGAATGTTTGATATAGTTGCTTTTTCTCAAGACCCTTCGTCTGTAAAACAAAGAACAGATTATGTTGAATCTGTTTTAGAAGATATGCAGACAAAAGAAATATCTGATCAAATAATGAATCAGCTGGGTATTAATGTATATAATAATGACCCTAATAATCTTCCTGAGAATGAAGAAGAGCTTGGTTTACAATTACAGCTTGAGTATAAGCAATCTATAGAAATTGCAGAAGAACAAGCTATTAATCATACCTTTAACGCTAATAACTATGATTTAATTAGGAAAAGAGTTAATTATGATTTAACAGTTATTGGTATTGGTGCAACTAAAAATGATTTTAATCATTCAGAAGGTATTAAATTAGAATATGTTGATCCAGCTAATTTAGTCTATTCATACACTCATTCACCATATTTTGATGATATATATTATATTGGAGAAGTTAAAAGTGTAACAATAAATGAGTTAAAAAAGCAATTTCCAAATTTACAAGATGAGGATCTTAAGGAATTAACTCAGCAAGGAGTACAAACTGCGGCTTCTCATAATCGTTTTGTAAATGAAGATAGTGTTTTAGACGCTAATACTATTCAAATATTATACTTTAATTATAAAACATATAATAATGAAGTATACAAAATAAAGAAAACAGCATCTGGAGCTGATAAAGCTATTCCAAAAGATGATCAATTCAATCCACCATCTGAAGGCGATTTGCCATTTACAAAGGAATCCAGATCAATTGAAGTCGTTTATGATGGGGCTTTTGTATTAGGAACTCAAAAGTTATTAAAGTGGGAAGTAGCTAAAAATATGGTTCGTCCTAAAAGTGATACAACGAAAGTAATGTTAAATTATAATGTTGTAGCTCCTAGAATGTATAAAGGTAGAATAGAGTCTTTAGTTAGTAGAGTTACTTCTTTTGCAGACATGATACAGCTTACTCACTTAAAGCTACAACAAGTTATGTCAAGAATGATTCCTGATGGAGTTTATTTGGACGCAGATGGCTTAGCAGAAATTGATTTAGGTAATGGAACTAATTATAATCCGCAGGAAGCATTAAATATGTATTTCCAAACAGGATCTGTAATAGGTAGATCATTTACACAGGATGGAGATATGAATCCAGGTAAAGTACCTATTCAAGAGTTAACTTCTAATGGTGGTAATAATAAAATATCTTCATTAATAAGTACATATAATTATTATCTTCAAATGATTCGTGATGTAACCGGATTAAATGAAGCAAGAGATGGATCTATGCCTGATTCTAATGCTTTAGTTGGAATACAAAAACTTGCAGCTGCAAATTCAAATACAGCAACAAGACATATATTACAGTCAAGCTTATATTTAACAGCAAAGGATGCAGAGGCAATTAGCCTTAGAATATCCGATGTAATTGAGTTCTCCCCAACAAGAGATGCTTTTATATCTAGCATAGGTAGATCCAATGTTGCTACATTAGAAGAAATTAAAAATATGCATTTGCATGATTTTGGTATTTTTATTGAACTTGCCCCTGATGATGAAGAAAAAGCTATGCTAGAAAACAATATACAGCAAGCTTTATCAAGAGATCAAATATATCTTGAAGATGCTATTGATATTAGAGAAATAAAAAATATCAAATTAGCTAACCAAGTATTAAAAGTACGTAGGCGCAAAAAACAACAATTAGATAGAGAAACACAGCAAGCCAATATTCAGGCGCAAGCAGATGCAAACTCTCAAAATACACAAATTGCTGCTCAGATGGAGATTCAAAAGAATGAAGCGATTACAAATCAAAAAGCACAGCTTATTCAAATTGAATTAGATCTTGAAATGCAAAAAATGCAACAAGAAAAAGAGTTGAAGAAAGAGCTTATGCGATTTGAGTTTGATCTTAACATGGCTATTAAAGAAAAAGAGGGTGAAGCTTTTGAAAATAAAGAAAAATATAAAGAAGATAGAAAAGACGAAAGAACTAGAATACAAGCTTCTCAACAGTCTAAACTTATAGAACAACGTAAAGATAAAAAAGGAGAACAAGAGTTTGAATCTGCGGGTAATGATACCATGGGTAGCGGATTTAATCTTGAGGCTTTTGAGCCTAGATAATAATACCCAAAAACTAATTTTATAATATTTTATTATGTCAGAAGAAACAAATGTAGAAGAAACTACTCAAGAAACAGTAGAAAACCAGACAGAAACCCCACAAGAAGAATCACAGCAAGAAGAGCAACCGCAGGAAGCTCCTAGTAACGTTAGCATTGATGAAGACGGTACAATAAAACTAGATTTAAGGGAAACTGTAAAAACAAAAGAAGATGCCGTTCAAGAGCAAGAAACAACAAGCGTGGATGTGGGCGAACGAACCACAGATAGCGAAGAAGTGGACGAAGAAGTACGGTCCAATAACGATGAAAGTCCAGTCGTTGAACTCGTACAAGAAGAAGAGCTAGAAGCTGAAGCCTCTAACACCTTATTAGACAAGATAAAAGATATTCCTAATAAGCTTAAAGAACAGGAGGAAGACGTAAATAATAATCAAGAGGTTCCTGTATTACCTGAAAACATAAATAAACTAATTGAGTTTATGGAGGAGACGGGCGGATCTGTTGAAGATTATGTTAGTCTTAATAAAGATTATGATAGTATGGACAATATGGAATTATTGCGAGAATACTATCAACAAACAAAACCTCATCTAGCAACAGATGAAATTGAATTTTTAATAGAAGACAATTTTTCTTATGATGAAGACGTTGATGATGAACGCGATATAAAGCGTAAAAAATTAGCATTTAAGGAATCAATAGCTGAAGCTAAATCAAACCTTTCTAATTTAAAGGATAAATATTACGATGAACTTAAGTTAAGTTCAAAGTTAAATCCTGAACAGAGAGAAGCGATAGAGTTTTACAATGATTATAAAACGAATCAAACATCTAAGCAACAACAAAGATCTGTATTTGAACAAAAAACAAGTGAATTGTTTTCTAACGAATTCAAAGGTTTTGAATTTAATGTTGGTGAATCAAAATATAGATATAATGTTAAAGATGTAGATAAAGTAAAAGATTCTCAATCAGATATAAATACACTAGTTAGCAAATTTGTTAATGAAAACAATGAAATATCAGATGCAAAAGGATATCACAAAGCTTTATTTACTGCAATGAATGCAGATGCTATAGCTAATCATTTTTATGAGCAAGGAAAAGCCGATGCGGTTAAAAGTCAAATGAAGACTTCTAAAAACATTGATATGAATCCTAGAAGCGCTCACGAAAAGGTTACAACTTCTAGCGGTATGCAAGTTAGGGCAATTAGCGGTGATGATGCGAGTCGTTTAAGATTTAAAATTAAAAATTAACACTAATTAACATTAAAAATGGGATTATTTAACACGGGTGGATCGTTTCCAGCAGGATTAACGCCTACACCAACAAAAACACTTTTTTCAGGAAACTACCTGACATTTGACTCTGCCTCTGGAGGTGGAACATTTGCACAACAATTTTTACCAGATGTATACGAAAAAGAAGTAGAGCGTTACGGAAATCGTTCTGTATCTTCTTTCTTACGTATGGTAGGAGCTGAGATTCCTTCTGCTTCAGATCAAATTATTTGGTCAGAACAAGGAAGACTGCATATCGCTTATGATGCTGCAGCTGCTAATACAACCACAAATACTATCACAGAAGCTGGACACGCTGTACGCGCAGGGCAAACTGTAGCTGTTGCTGAAGGATTAACTACTATTAAAGCTGTTGTTACTTCTGTTACTACTGATACATTTGTTGTTGCTCCTTATGCTGAGCAAACATTAACAGCTGCTGGACTTACTTCTGGTTCTGCTGTAACTGTAAAAGTATTTGTTTACGGTTCTGAATTTGCTAAAGGTACTGCTGGTATGACTGGATCTGTAGATGCTGGTTTCCAACAGTTTAGCAACTCTCCTATTATTATCAAAGATAAATATTCTATCTCTGGTTCTGATACTGCACAAATTGGATGGGTTGAAGTAACTACTGAAAATGGAGCTGGAGGATACTTATGGTATTTAAAATCAGAGCACGAAACTCGTTTACGTTTTGAAGATTACTTAGAAATGTCAATGGTTGAAGGTGAATTAGCTGCTACTACTGGTAACGGTTCTGAAGCTAACGATCAAGGGTATAAAGGTACTGAAGGTCTTTTTGCTGCTATTGAGTCAAGAGGTAATATCTATCAAAACTTTAACTCAGGTGAAGCTACTTTATCTGATGCTGGAGCGGATCGTACTGCACTAGGAGATTTTGATGAAATTCTTAAAAATCTTGATAAGCAAGGAGCTATTGAAGAAAACATGTTATTCTTAAACCGTGCAACTGCATTGGCTTTTGATGATATGCTAGGAGCTGTTAATGCTCACTATAATGGAGGATCTTCTTTCGGAGTATTCAACAACAGTGAGGATATGGCACTTAACTTAGGATTCAGCGGTTTCCGCAGAGGTTCTTATGACTTCTACAAAACTGACTGGAAATACTTAAACGATGCTGCAACACGTGGACTTACTGAAGATATTGATGGTGTGATGGTACCTGCTGGTACTTCAACTGTATACGATCAGCAACTAGGTAAGAACATTAAGCGTCCTTTCTTACACGTTCGTTACAGAGCTTCTGAAGCTGATGATAGAAAAATGAAATCTTGGATCACTGGATCTGTAGGTGGAGTTTATACTTCTGACGTTGATGAGATGAATGTACACTTCTTGTCTGAAAGATGTTTATGTGTTCAAGGAGCTAACAACTTTACTTTATTTAAGTCTGTTACTCAAGGAGCGTAATTATTAATGTAAGGATGGGGCGTCTTTAAGGCGCCTCTATCTTTACTTTTTATCAATTTTATTATATTATATTATGGCTAAGAAAAAAGAAGCTGTGGAAGCTGTAGAGGCTCCTGTAGCACAGGTGATTGAAACACCACAACCAACAAAACCTATTCAAAAGAAAAACGAATGGGAAATTAAAGATAGAACTTATATTTTAAAAGGCAATAAAGCACCTATTAGTTTTACCCTTGCTTCACGACATCACAGTAGAAATCCTTTAATGTGGTGGGATGAAGAAAAAAGTATGAGTAGAGAATTAAGATATGCTTCTAATCAAAACTCACCATTTAAAGATGAACAAAATGGGTTTTCAACTTTAAAGCATATTGTTTTTAAAAACGGTTCATTGTTTGTGCCGAAAGCTGATCAAGCTTTACAAAAATTATTAACGTTATATCATCCTCAAAGAAATTTAACTTACTATGAGGCTGATGCAGTTGCAGAAGCTAAAGATGATTTACAAGATCTTGAATTTGAAATAACAGCACTGAATTTAGCGAGAGATTTAGATATAGATCACGCAGAAGCTGTTTTAAGAGTTGAGCAAGGCTCAGGAGTGTCAAAAATGACTTCCTCAGAAATTAAAAGAGATTTATTGCTATTTGCAAAAAGAAACCCTGAAGCATTTATTTTATTAGTAGACGACGACAACGTACAGTTAAGAAACTTTGCTATTAAAGCTGTTGAAGGCGGTATTATTAATTTATCTGGTGATCAAAAATCATTTCACTGGGCGGCTAATAATAAAAAATTAATGTCGGTACCTTTTGAAGAAAATCCATACAGTGCTTTTGCATCGTATTTAAAAACAGATGAAGGTGTTGAGGTTTATAAATCAATAGAAAAAAAGTTAAAATAAACCACTATAGTGATAGGGTCGCTTAGGTGGCCCTTATCATTATAAACAATAAAAAAATATGGTTAGCGTAGATACAGTATATCAAAGAGTACTAGCTATTCTTAATAAAGAAAACAGAGGTTACATAACACCACAAGAGTTTAATCTTATGGCTAATCAAGCTCAATTAGAAATATTTGAGCAATATTTTTATGATTTAAACCAATTCAATAGGGTTGGATATAATAATTCAGAATATGCGGATATTATTAACAACATTGAAGAAAAAATTAGCATATTTGAGGTTACAGAAAATTTAATAACAGATAATTTATTTCATACAACGCCCGAAAACCTATATAGAGTAGGCTCTATAGTTGAAGGCAATGTAGAAGTTTGTTATGTTAGCGAAAAAGAATTACAAGCTATTAATGCTTCGCCTCTTACAACTCCCACTACTACTTATCCTGTGTACACTAAGAAAGGTACGTCTATATATGTTTATCCTTATGCAAGTTCTATATCTATAAATTATATAAAAATTCCAAATACAGTCCAATGGGCTTATAGCGAAATAAATAGCGTAGCTTTATATGATTCTTCTAATTCAATTAATTTTGAGTTGCATGAATCTGATGAGCCTAATTTAGTTATAAAAATACTTTCATATGCAGGGCTTTCTATTAAACAACCAGAAATAACTCAGGTTGCACAAAGTATAGACAATAAAAAAATAACACAAGAAAAATCTTAATAAATGGCTCTTTTAAACAACACCCCTCAGGAATATTACGATAGTAACAATTTAGGAAATTATAGATTTATTACTTTAAGTGATATTATTTCTAATTTTATAGTTGGTTATACAGGCAAAGAGCGTATTATTAAAAAAGCAAAAAGATCTGATGTTGCATTTTATGCGCAACGTGCTATTCAAGAGCTTAACTATGATACATTAAGATCTGTACGAACACAAGAAATTGAAATACCACCTTCTCTTTCAGTTGCGCTACCTCACGACTGCGTTAATATAGTAAAAATTACATGGGTTAATACTAATGGTGTAGAATTGCTAGTATTGCCTAATAAACTATCAAGCACGCCTCGCCCTGTGTTGCAAGATAGCGATTACAACTATATAACTGATGCAGCGGGAAATTTAACATTTGCAGTTAAATCAGAAACAGAAAAAAAGTGGCACGCTAATGGTGACAATAGTAGTAAAAAAAATAATGATATAAATTATTTAGAAGATGGAGATGAATATAATGTTGATTATGGGAAAAGATATGGCTTAGACCCTGTAAACGCTACAAAAAATGGTGTTTATTTTATTGACGAAGAAAATGGTAAAATTTCTTTTAGTAGTGATTTTTCTGAAAGACTAATTATTATAAAATACATATCAGATGGCTTAGCTACAGATGATGATATGATAATACATAAGTTTTCAGAAGAAGCTATGTATAAAAGCATTATGCATTCTTTGCTTTCTGTAAAAGAAAATATTCCTGAATATCAAATAAATAGATATAAAAAAGAAAAAAGAGCAGCTATAAGATTAGCTAAATTAAGACTTTCTAATTTGAATTTAGCTGAAATGACGCAATTAATGAGAGGTAAGTCTAAGCAAATTAAACATTAATTTAAATGGCAGAAATTAAAAATACTTTTACGTTGGGTCGAATGAATAAAGATTCTGACGAAAGATTGATACCTAATGGTGAATACCGCGATGCTCTTAATGTTAATATAACAAATTCAGAAGGCTCAGATGTTGGAGCTATTGAAAACCTATTAGGTAATGAAAAAATTTCAGCAATAACTAGTACATTAGAAAATTCAAAAACAATAGGTGCTATAAAATGGGATTTACAAGAAAAAATATATTGGTTTGTAACTAGTGATTATTCAGACTCTATATATGAGTATAACCAAATACAAAATAAAGTAGTTCCTATATTAGTAGATTTAAAAAGTAAAAGTAACTCCGTATTAGGAGGTGTTACAATTAAATCTAATGAAAATTCTGAACTTGTAATTAAAAACTACAATAAATTAGAATTAGAATTAATAATAGGGGGATCTTTAAATACACAATTAATTGGCAGTCAGACTCTTATAAAGAATACGGTTTATTTAAAAAATACTGTATTTGATATAGATATTGAAATACCAAAAAATACTATTATAGAATACCAAAAAAACAATGAATTAGTATTTTACGATATTGAATATTTAGGTAATACTCTTGAAATAATTGACCTGAATGCTGAGTATGTATACAATACTATATTGAATTTTAATAAAAATAAATTCATAACAGGTATAAATATTATAGACGGTATATTATTTTGGACTGATGACTTTAATCAGCCAAGAAAAATTGATATATCTAAGTTTAAAAAATATACAAATGGGAACTCAAATATAAGAACCCAGATTAACGGAAAATCTTTTAAAGAAAAAGATATAGCTGTTGCAAAAAAAGCTCCCCTATCAGCCCCTAAATTAGATTTAAACGCTACTCCTAATCAATTAGGTAAATATATTAGAGTGCTTAGTTTAAACTTTAATGGTTTAGATACAAATAAAAATAATAAATTTACTATAACATGGACTGCTGATAATATACAATGGAAAGAAGGAAGTTTTATTACTTTTGAGCCCGTATCGGGCCAATCAACCAAAGTTGAGGGAGAATTAGAGGTTGTTAAAATTACAGGCACTACTACAAAAACGATTGATTTAAAAATACTATCTCTTATAGGAGAGGTTGAAGATGAAAATTTTGTTTTTGAATTAAAACAAGATCAAGGAAAATCTTTGTATGAATTAAAATTTCCACGTTTTTCTTATAGATGGAAATATTATGATGGAGAATATTCCACTTTATCTCCATTTTCAGAAACTGCTTTTTTACCTGGAACTAATTTTAGGTATAATCATCAGGAAGGTTATAATTTAGCTATGACAAATAATGTTAGAAGCATAAAATTAACTGACATATCTTTGGGCGATGATGATGTAGAAGAAATACAGATTGTATATAAAGATAGTAGTAATAATAATTTATATATTATTGACAAAAAAAATAAATCTGATTTTAACGGTATATATGAATTAGAAAAAGAGATTATTCATTCTGTAGTTGAAAATAATCAATTATTAAGGCAATGGGATAATGTTCCAAGAAAAGCAAAAGCTCAAGAAATTTCATCAAATAGAATAATTTATGGCAATTATTTACAAAACTATAATGTAACTAATAAAGTAGATTTTACTGTAGCTAGAGAAGATTATCCAATAAATGCATCGGTAGCTGGGCAAAGAACTTTAAAATCAGACAGAAATTATCAAATAGGTGTTGTATATATAGATGAATTTAACAGGCAGTCTCCTGTTTTTTCTAACCCATCTGGAATTTTAAATTTAAATAAAAGATTTTCTATAAAAAATAACGCTGCTAAAGTAAAAATAAACAGCGCCGCTCCCGCTTGGGCTACTCATTTTAAGTATTTTATAAAAGAAGTTAGTAATGAATACTATAATTTAGCTATAGATAGAGTTTATCAAGAAGAAGACGATCCTAGTTTTGTATGGCTATCTTTACCTTCCTCAGATGTAAATAAACTAAATAAAGAAGATTATTTATTGCTTAAAAAAGAACACGATAGTCCAGACCCTGTTGTTTCTGAAAATAATAGATTTAAAGTACTAGAAATAAAAAACGAACCCCCTGAGTTTATTACAGCTAAGCAAAAGGTAGTTACAAATTTATCACAAGTTGAGTTTTTAAAAACGTTAGGAGCTGTTACATCTAATACTATAAACACAAAAGCAACTAATCAAACCCCTGTTAAAGGCGGAACTTCTATTATTATAGGAAGAACAGCTGGTAGTGATGGAATAAATGATACCCAAGTAAAATTATTAACTACAGGGCAAAACATAAAATTTATAGCAGAGGGTAATGATAAAGAAAGTAATAGTTATAAAATAAAAAATATAAAAACTATTACAGGAGGTAATGGTGCTGAAAATTTTGCTCAAATATTTATTTATGGATCTTTTGACTCAGATGTAGAATCTTTATATACAGACGCCGGAGCTTTGTATAGCAATATAACAATGCAAGTTTCTGAAAAAGATACTAATATAAACACTTCTGAGTTTGCTGGCCGATTTTTTGTTAAATTAAAAAATAACAATATTCTTGAAAAATCTATTATTGAAAAATTAATAGCTGAAGAAGATAAGGAATATATATCCATTCATACTGAGTCTCAAATAAATGGAAATGATAATGAAAACGGAAAAACAAGGCCAGGTAAAATAGATAAAAAAGTATTTCCTTATTTTGTTTCTCACGGTGGTTTAAAAAACGGTGGTGGTGGAACAACTACAGGTGAAAAAAGAGGAAGAAAAGGCAAGAGGTTTAAAGATAAAAATACTAAAACCGAATTTGATATATCTTTTACTCAATCTAGTAGGTTTACAGATGCTACTTTATTAGGCGTTATTGAAGTAGGCTCTAAAATAAAATTTAGTACTCATGATCACGAATACCAAGTTGAAGATTTAAAAATAACAGAAAGAACTGATCATGGGTGGCTGCAAATTCTAGGTGGAGATAAACAAAGTACAGTTCATATTAAATTTACAGAAAGACTAAAAGAAAATCTTTGTATTTATGGCAATGATACGCCTGAATTTAGTTTTTCAATTATAAAAGAAAAAATAAGTGATGATGCTGGTTTTAGCAGTTTATCCCCCGCTGTATTTGAAACTGAACCTAAAGAAAATATTGTTGATTTAGATTTATATTATGAAACACAAGATGCTTATTCTATAGATCAGCATGGGGATGAGCAAATATTAAGATGGTATAATGCATTTAATTTTAATGGTGTTGAATCAAATAGAATTAGAGATGATTTTAATGCGCCCACAATTGACAAAGGAGTAAGAGCATCAACTACGCTAGAAGAAAAATATAAAGAAGACAGGGTAAGCAATGGATTAATTTGGTCTGGGATAATTAATTCTAAAAATGGAATTAACGAGTCAAATCAATTTATTCAAGCGCTAAACATAACAAAAAATTTGTTGCCTTCTTACGGTAGTATTCAAAAGCTATATACTAGAGATAGTGACCTTGTTGCTTTATGTGAGGATAAGATTGTAAAAGTATTGGCTGACAAAGATATGCTTTACAATGCTGACGGTACAGGTAATTTAGCCGCATCTAATCTAGTTCTTGGATCCGCAATACCTTTTAATGGGGAGTATGGTATAGGATTAAATCCTGAATCTTTTGCGGTACATGGTTATAGAATTTATTTTGTTGATAAAGTAAGGGGAGCTGTTTTAAGATTATCTATGGATGGGTTAACTGATATATCTATAGTTGGCGTTTCAGACTTTTTTAAAAATAGGTTAAACACATATAGTACATTTATAGGTTCTTACGATGAATATAATGGATGCTATAATGTAAGTATACCTTGTTTGGACACCATTTGTTTTGACGAAGCTTCTAAAGGATGGACAAGTAGAAAATCATTTGTTCCCGACGCGGGAGTGTCATTAAATAGTAAATTTTACACTTATAATAATGGTGAACTTTGGGAACAGGACTCTGTTAATGCTCTAAGAAATAATTTTTATGGCACGCAATATACTTCTTCAGTTCAATATGTTATTAATCAAGATGCTTCTGTTGTAAAAAGATTTAGAACTTTAAGCTATGAAGGAACTAAAGATTGGAAAGCAAAAGTTGTAACAGATCAAAACACAAGTTCAACACTTTCTTTTATAGAAAAAGAAAACAAATACTTTAGTAATATACAAGGAGAAGATAAAAATATTTCTAATATTGATTTAAAAAACTTTTCAGTACAAGGTATAGGAAAACCTTCTAGCGTATCATCAGTAACAGCAAAAACACAAAAAACATTTAAAATAAAATTAAAGCCAAAAACTATAGCTGGCTTTAGTTGCGATAAACCTATAGTTAATGAAACGGGGATTGCTATTAAAGAAACTATTGTTTCTTTTGACGACACAAGCAAATTGGCTAAAATTGAAATACAACCTAAAGACGGTTATGAATTAGATCCGAAAGATTTTAAAACAAAAGGTATTGATTGGACTAAAGATGGGGATAATATTGTTGCTGAGGTACCTGTTGAAAAGTTAGAAGAAATTAAAAAATCTAATGATGATAGCAATTTCAAAGAAGACGATACAATAATATTTGATGATATTGAAACATTAACAGGAGATGGAAAACTTAAAGATGATAGCGATGCAGTCACTGAAGATGGGATTGATGAAATATTCGAAATACCATATGAAGGAGTAGCGAAAGAAAAAGAATTTACAGTAAGTGGTAATTTTACTTCAAACATTCAAAATGCAACAATAAATACAGCTTCTGGTGCTTATTCCGTTACAAATACAAAAAACAGAAAAATACAAACTGTTATAAGAAAAATAACACCCGATAGCGGATATAATATTTTTATTGATGATATAGAGTCTAATAACGGAAGGGCTACCTTTGACGCTATAAAAAATTCAGATGGCACTATAACTTTAACAGAGTTTATTACTATTGATGGAATAAACGAAGCAAATATTAATTACGAAATATCTTTGTCTGCTATTGAAGAAATAATTCCTAACCCTAAAATAGAAGGGGTAATTATTCCTAAAACTAGTATACCCTTAGATGGCGGTGAATTAATTGTTGAAATTATAGGTGACCCTGGTGCTGATGGCTCGGCATTAATTTTGGATGAAAATGGAGATGTTATTGAATCAATACCCTTTATTATTCCTGATGAAGGAGAAGTTGGGATAACTTTTGATGTGCCCGCTTCTCTAGCCGACACTACTGTAAATGTACAAATTGATCCAGGTAATAATACAGATGAAGCCCCTGGCATAGGTTTAGGTGAACCTTTTTCTATAAATCAAAAGCAAAATGATATAAGCGAAATTAAAATTTCAGCACTTTCATATGTATTTACAGATGGTATAATATTTCAAGCAGGAAGATCAAACACGCAGGTAATTACAGGTTATGAAAAAGAAAGCTCAAACGGAACAAAAACACTTTCTTGGGAAATTGGTCCGCCTTCAGGAGTTACTTGGAATGAAATAAGAGACATAATACCAAATGATTTTATTTCTATTTCAGGTGAAAATAATATTGTCAAATATTCTAATTTAAGTAGTGAAATATTAACTTCAGGAAACATAGGATATTTAAAAATTACTGCGGATGTTTATGTTGAAGAGTTTTTAGGGAATCAAGAAATAATTCTTAATATAGATAATATTGTAAGCAAAGAAATTACTCTTACTTTTTCTTTTGCTGTTCCTGGGTCAGTAAATTACACATACTCAAGTGCTAACAATATAGATGTTACAGGCAATGCTGGATCATCAATAGGTGATGCAGCAAATAATCTTTTATTGTTTAAATTGGTTCCGTCGGCAAGTTATAATTTTGAAAGACCTTCAGATATAAAAACGTTTTTAATTGAAAACTTTATACTTGAAGAAAATTCTACTGACGTTACATCTACTTATGTAGATTCTTTTATATATGAAGAAAATGATGATAAAAGTATTTCAATAGGATTTAAAATTGATAAATCTGTTTTATTCCCAAATACTAATTCAACTATAAATTTAAAGCCAAAAACAATATCAACATTTGATGCGGCAAATAAAACTATTTCAAATACATTAATAAATATTTATTGTAGTGACTCTAATAATGATCCTGTAGATAGTGTAACTTATATTTCAACATCTGGAGGTAATGCTAATCTTGTTAATTCTTTTTCTGATAATGTTGAAGTTAACATTGCAAAAACTATAACTAAAACTATTGCACCTGTAAATGGTTTTACTTTTGAAAACGCTGGAACAATAACAGTAACCACTACTGCTACAAATGCAACTTTAGGAGTAGGTGGTGTTACAACTACTATAGATAATAATGGGGCTATTGTATGCTCAATACCTTATACAGCAACAGCAGAAAACGCTATATTAGACGTTAAAATACAAACCCCAGATCCAATAAGATTAATAACTCCAATAGTTATTTCTACAGGGTTTAACGACAAAAAAGATGCGGCTTCTGACAACGTTGTAGAAAACAAAGTTGTTTATACAAATGGAGACCCTAATGACCCTCAACCTGGTGATAAGTTTTTTGAAGATGAAAATGGAACAATTTTATTAGATGACTTATTCTATTCTATAGGCAATGAAATTGTTGAGATAAAAGGGGGGAGTGTAAATGTTTTAATAAATAAATCAAAAATTGATAGAGGTACAAAGCCTATTATTGACAGCATTGAAATAGTATCTAATTCATACGCATCTTTTTCTGTTATTGCAAATATATCTTATTCTGGAGGAGCTGATATATCTGAGGTTGGTATTACTTATGACACTATATATCAATTACCTAACGGGCTAACAGGTTCAATTAACTTACCTATTAATACGATAAATAAAGGTAAATATTCAGAGTCATATACAAATATGAATATACCTAGTTTAAATGTTGATACTAATGGTATTAAAGTAAAAGTAATTGATGCAAAGCCTACTGATCACACAGGACCTTTATATGTTACAAAAGATGGTGGAGCAGTTAGTTCTAGTAATCCTTTGTTTGAACACTCACCAGTTTTGTATTTAAAAGCTTATGCAAAAAACACTAAACAAACGGACAATATAGCATATTCTGACACTATTCAGGTCCCTATAGTTTACAATAAATCAATATCTTTATCTGTTAGCACATCAACAGCATCAAGCGTATCTTATGTTAAAAAGAATAGCTTAGCAACTAATCTTCAGATTGGTAATTGGCAAGAAGGTTATAAAGCTAATTTTGGTGCAGTGTTATCTAATCCATCAAAAGTTAATACAGATCTTATTTCTTATGGTGTTTTAATATCAGATCAAAATAGTAACCCTGCATTTAATTCAGATTTTACATTACCATCAAATGTAAAGATGTTTGTTTTTGATAATAATATTGGCACGTCGGTTACTGGCAGCTTAAATATATATAATTTAAAACCTGATACAACTTATTACTACAAAGCGTTTGCATGGATAAAAGGTAAAACAGCTTCAGATATCCCATATAACTCTAACAACAATGCCACTATATATCCTTTTGGTGTTACTTTAAAGAACAATTGGCAAGGAACAGGTACAACAATTTATTATGGTTCCGCAAATAGTTTAACTACTGGTGCTTTTGGTCTACCAACTGTTGTAACAAATGACGCTACAGATAAAACAAGTAATAGTGTAAAATTAAATGGTAATATAACGAATATTAACGGTTCTACATTATTAGGCAAAGGTTTTGTATTATCAGCACAAGGAGTACCTGATGTTATAAATAATGATTTTATTTTTAGCATTAGTGGACAAACTACAGGTGCTTTTAATAAAACTGTAAATAATTTATTAAGTAATATTAATTATAGATATAGAGCTTTTGGAGAGGGTGAAAAAGGATTTTCATATGGAAATATCAAGACTTTTACATTAGAAGATGCTGTTATTCCTGCATTAAATATATCAGCCGCAACTTCTTTAACAGAAAACTCTGCAATATTAAATGGAAAAATAGTATCAGCGGGAAATTCATCAATTACTGAATCTGGTTTTATTTATTTTCCAGGAGCTGGATTGAGTACGGCAAATTTTGATATAAATTATGCAGGTGTGCAAATTGCAGATACAACTGATTTTGTAGGTAATTTTTCAAAAGCAATATCTGGACTAGCAGAAAATACAACATATTCTTTTAGATCTTATGCTAAAAATTCTGGTGGTTATGGTTATAGTAATGAAATTTTAACATTTACTACAAATAAATCATTAGTGCTTCCTGCAATAACAATGCAACCTTTAGAATTAACCAATGCAACAATAGAAGGGCTAGGTAAATTAAAAATAAATGCTATAATTTCTAATACTAATTCTTTTTCTAATATAGGGCTTACAATTTTTAAATATAGTCTTAGTGAGATTAGGTCATCAGAAGCCCTTTTTTATGATAAAGGTTATAAAAATAAACATTTTACTAAAAACGGTAATACTGTATCATATGAACTTGAACTTACTAGTAATATTGCTATAAGTTTTCAGTATTGGATAGAAAATAATGCAGGTAAACAATATAGCGAAATTTCATTTTGGGTACCTCCTCTAAAATTTAGAAAAAACCAAACATCATATTATTTTTTACCACGAAGATCGAATTTTAATACTTTTTATTTAGACTCTGATTATGTAAATAATATTACAATCACTTTTGGTCCATATTCAAATGATCGACCCACAATACTTGAAAATTATACGCCAAAAGATGTAGCAGTTTCAGGAACAGGCGGAGTAAGTATATTTTCATTTGATGATTCTAAAAAACCATCAATTACAACAGTGAATAAAGTAATACTTACAATTACTAAAGATCAATTTACATCCGCTTATTTAGCGCCTAAAAACTTTAAAAATATTCCAGACACCTTAAAGATTGAAATACCTATTTTTATACAAGGTAATAATTGGAAAGAAGGAAAAATGAATCTTATAATATAATCATGGCAGATATAACAATAACATTTACAAATAAACTTAATTCTTCACTACAACCGGGTGATATTATATATCAGCAACTTAACAATAAAACATCAGTTGTGGGAGAATGTAAATCAATAGCAGCGGATAAAAAAAGTTTTGTTGCAGATATTGAAGATAAATCCGTTAGACCAACAACGGATTCATATATATTTTTTGGAAAAAACAATAAAATTAACAGCTCAGGTATTATTGGTTACCATGCCAATGTAAAGCTTATAAATACATCTACAGATAAGATTGAATTATTTGCAGTTAATACCGAAGCACATTTAAGTAGTAATTAATTATGAGCGACACTATATATAAATCTGGAGCTTTTCAATCAGCAGTGGGTGAAGGAAAATTTAGCGAGGCAGGACAACAGTCATTTGGACAAGGTTTACAAAAAGCATTTAAAGCAGACGCGGGGGCGTTTGGACAAATAGCGGAAGGGTTAGCTGGAGTTGCTGGCGGAATTGTAGGAGGTCGTGCTCGTAGACAAGAGCAAAGAGCAGCACGCGCTGATTTAGAAAAGCAAAGAAAAGCTTACGAAAGCTTTGAATTTCAAGACCCTACAGCAAATATGACAAATCCGTTTGAAGATTTAAAAGTAAACACTCAAGCGTCTGAATTTGCAGCACAACAACAGCAACAGGCGTTAGCAGGAACGCTAGGTAGTTTAAAAAGAACAGCTGGTGGGTCTGGAATTGCAGCACTTGCTCAAACACTAGCCCAGCAACAATCAACTAATCTACAAGCATCCTCCGCTAGTATAGGCCAACAAGAGGCTAGAAATCAAATGGCTAGAGCACAAGGCCAACAGCAATTAGAAGGAGCAAGAGCTAGAGGTGCTCAGTATGTTCAAGAAAAAGAATTTGGCAGAACTGAAGACATGTACGAAACTGCTGCAACAAGAAAATTAGCAGCCGATGAAGCAAGAAGGCAAGCTACTGAAGGTTTAGTAGGAGGTGTTGCTAATATTGCTGCAGGAGCTGGAAGAATTGCTGCAGGAGGATTTTAAAATATATATTATGGCATTAGATACAAGATTAATTGGACAAGCAATAGGCGGAGGTAGACCCTTAGATATAGCAGGAGCTGTTCGACCTGCTGTTCAGAGAGGAGAACAAGCAATACAAAGAGCTAGACTTGTAGAAGAAAGAAGACAGCAACTTCAAGCTGAAGCAATTGCTCAACTTCCTCAATTAGACGAAAGTCAAGTACCTATGCAAATGCGTGAATGGGCGATGGGTAAAGCTTTAGAGGCTAGAAGTCAAGCCTTAGAAGCTATAAGAAATAAAGACCTAAATCCTGTTGAAAGACAAATGGCAATCCAAGATGCGGTTGCTAGTATAGGAAAAGTTGCAACCAAAGCTGGTGATTTTAAACAATGGATAGCTCAATTTGCTGATACAAGCCCGGAGGATTTAAGTAAACTAAATAGTCCTCAGTTAATGGAAAGAGTTAATGATATTTTTCAAGGTAATTTTAAAGTGTCAGGTGACGAGTTTGTATTTGCTGATGGTACAGTAAAAGATTTTAATTCATTAGTTAACACAAGACATATATCAAGAAGATCTGATGCTTATAGAAATCAATTAACTGCTCTTGGGCAAAGTTATGAAAAATATGGTTTACAAGGTTGGGATGAAAACGATTTTGAAAGTAAAATAAACGAAGAGTTAAATAATACTAGATATTCTGATGCAGATATAGCTAGCATTGTAGTTGATGAATTAGGTGTTGATTTACCTAAAGGTGTTACCATAGATCAAATACGTGAAGATTTTGAAGATAATGGCAAGTTAGATGATTTAGGAGACAATGTTAAAAATCAACTTATAGATATTATTAAAAATAATTATAAAAAAGCAGCAAAAACATCATACGATAGAGCATATGGAAGGCATCAAAAGATTGCCTCTGCAAAAATTGATAAAAACCAAACTAAAGGTTTAACAGCTGCTCAAATATTAAAAGAGCAAAAAGAACAAAGAGAGTATTCTGATCGTTCTATTTTAGCATCTCAAGATTTAAGTAAAGTTGATTTTAGTGATATTAATAGTATTACTATTGCTTCAGGAGGCGTTGCTTCTACTTTTGAAAAAGGAGAAGAAGGAAGCCCTTACCCTAATGATAGTGGTATAATTTTAAACGGAAAAATTCCTGTGCTTGATAGCATGACAGATGCTGAAAAAATGAGACAAATCATAGCGGCTAGAGTAGAGAACGGAATGCTAGAACAAAAAGATGTACCAAATTTATTAATGTCTTTAAAAATAACAGGAGAAGAAATGTCTAAAGAACCAATGAATCCTGCTGATTTATTAGCTAAATACTCAACGCAAAATAAACAATAATATGAATGAACTTGAATTAATTGTTCAACGCATGATTGATGCGGGTGAGCCGGAAGAAAATATTGCGTCTGTTATTAAAGAATATGAATCTCGTGAATCGGGAAAGATAACCCCTCCACAGGAAGACAATCAGGGTGTGCCTGCGGAGGTAAATGCAACACCCGAACTAAAAAGTACGGAATTACCATTGGTAGATACTTCTTTGGAATTACAAGGTGACAAGAAAGATAAAGAAATACAGCAAGAAATTTCTAAAAATTTTGTTTCTAGTTTTACTGGACTACCAAAAAGTGTTATACCCTCGGTATCAAGTATTGCGTCAGGGGTTTTAAATACAGCCGCAGGTTTAGGCGATTTTGTAGAAAAATATGGTATGGCTCCAATTGCTGCATTATTAAAAACAGGAGGAACAGCAAATATAAATCCTGGATATGCTTTATCAGAATATGAAAAAATTGCAAAAAATAATAATTTAGATTTATCAGCAATTACTGACGCAGCTGATCTTATTAGTAATTTGTCTACAAAAAAGTTTGATGAAGAAGGTCGAGAAAAAGATATATACGGATTGATAGAAGAGGGTAATTATGTAGATGCAGCTGATTTAGCTGTTAATCAAGCTTTAGGCTCCGCACCTTCATTAGCCCTGTCTATAGCTTCACCTATTTATGGAAGTGCATTACTAGGTATGAGCACTGCGGGAGGTGAATTTGAAAAAGAATTAAAAGAAAGACCTGAAGAATCTATTTCTAAAATAGCAAGTGGATCTTTATTAAAAGGAGGGATAGAAACTGCAACTGAGTTTGCTGGTGGTTATTTTGCTAAGACCTTAGGTGCTTTAAATAAAACAGGCATTACAAATAAAGTAATGAAAGATTTTACTTCAAATTTCTTAGAAAAATCTTTAAAAACTTTAGGCGCTGGTATTGGTGGATCAGTTTCAGAAGGTTTAACAGAAGGCGTAACGGCAATAGGACAAACTTTTATTGATGATAAGCTTTATGAAGACGAAATTGAAGGAGCTGCTTATATTAGGAATTTTTTAAATGGTGCTATTGTTGGAGCTGTAATGGGTGGTCCTGTTACAGGTACAGGAAGAGGAATTAGTTTTAGTAATATAGATAAAAACAAAGCTTATCAATTTATTGCTCCTAAAAATTGGAGATTAAAAAATAATGAAATTCAAAGAAATATAATTGAGGCTAAAATTAATTTACAAGTAGCTCCTAGTAATAAAAAGAAAAAATTTCAAGAACAAATTAATGTTTTAGAATTACAAAAAGAAAATAGACTAAAAGAGTTAAATACTGCATTTGATGGCTTAACTAAAAAGGAAATATTAAAATTTACAGATAATATTTCTATTATAGCCGATGCTACGGGTGAGATAAATAATGCTAGATATACAAAATCACAACAAAATTTTGCAAAACAGCAATTGCAGAATGCTGCAAATGAAAATGAAACATTAGTAGGGAAAGAAATGTTTGATGCTGATATTGAAAAAAATATTAGTAAAACTTTAAAAAATACAGAACGTATTAATGAGGCTTTTGTAAAAGCAAAACAAAAAGTAAAAAACGTAAAATTTGAATATTTATCTGATCCCAAAGCAGAATTTGATGCTAGCTTTGATCCAAATACCAATACGGTAATTGTAAACAGCCCTAAAGCTCTTGAAACAGAGCAAACTAATGCTATAGGTCATGAGTTATTGCATTATATGATGGCTCAAAAGTTCGCTACAGATAATGCCTCTATGCAACCTTTAGTAGATAGCTTTAAAGATTATTTAAAAGAAACACAGCCTGAGGTATATCAAAGAGTACAGGAACGGATTGATTTAAACTATACAGATGAGGCTGGTAATATAGAAAGAGGAGCATTGGAAGAATATTTTAATGTTTTTTCTGATCTTGTAGCTAAAGAAAAAATTATAGTTAATGAGTCTTTATCAGATAAAATAAAAAATACAACTACAAGATTTTTGAATGGCTTAGGCTTTGGATCAGTTAAACTTGAAACAGGTAAAGATGTATTTAATTTTATACGCAATTATCAAAAAAATATATCTGAATTTAAATTTAAACAATTAGGGGTAGACTTAAAATCTTCTAAAATACCACAAGCTGTAAAACAAGAAATACAGCAGTCAAAAAAATCAATATCAGGTGATAATATACAAAAAATATTTGACGAAAAAGGCAAAGATGGTGCTTTTGATATAATTGAAGCGTATAAACCTTTAACAAAACGTATAACAAATAAATATAGAGATGTTCCTGGCTTTGATTTTGAATTACTTCAAAGTGAAATTGAAATTGGTAAACGCGGTTTACTAGATCTTATTAATGCTTATGATACTTCTAAAGGTGCTACCCTTAATACATATATACAAGGACAATTAGAACGAAGAGCTATTGAAGCTGCTAATCGTATATTAGATACTGAATTTAAACTTGATGTTACAGAAGCTAAAGCAGTTACAGATACCTCTACAGAAGAGTCTATAGAAGCTCAAGAACAAGTTGAAATTGCTGACGAAATAAAAAGTCTAAGAAAAGAAATTGGGCTATCTGAGGAGCTTGTTACAACAGTTAAAGATGCTGTAATAAAAACATTTGGTACTAAACTGCCAAACCCACAAGATCCTAAATTTAGATTAGAATTACAAAAAAGATTTAGAACTGAACTTAAAAAACCTCTTGCAAAATTTGTAGGTAAGCAAGCTGATTACGAATCTTTTTTGCGCGATAACTTTCAATCAATATATAATAAATTACCTCAGTCTTTAATTAATAGAAGATTTAAAGATTTTCAAGAGCCAGTGCTTGATAAAAATGGAAAGCATGTAAGAGAAAAAACCGCTGAAGGCAATAAAGTATATACTAAAAAGAAGATAACCCCAGCCGAATGGATTAAATATTTTTTAGGTACAGATGTTGGAAGGTCTACACAGGGAACTAGAAAAACAGCAGTAGTTGAAGCAGTAGCGGAAGAAATTGCGTTTGATGCTACAATGGAAGTTTTACAAAGTCCCGATGTGATAAATAAATACCAAGATATTGCGGGTATTACAGGTGAAGTATTGCCTGAAAATTTCAAAGCAGTAATTGCTAAGCAAATTGATAGATCTGAAAATTTTAAATTTTCAAAATCATTAGCTAACCAAGCTGAAGTTAAATATAGTTTATCTTCTCAGGAACTTGCTAGTATACTGTTTGAAAAAAATATGATAGAATTAGCTAATGATTTTCCTGATATTGCTGATTCTATAAATAACGAATCTTTTAAAAAATCATATCCAAAAGTATTTTTTGATATAGTTGTTCCAGCTTTTGATAAAGCTGTAAATACTGCTATAGACAATAATGACACTATTTTAGCAGAAGATATAGTTTTTCATTTTATTAAAATATTTTCTAGAGGTACTAGAAGTGTTTCTTCTAAAAAAGGTGAATTAAAATTAACAACAAATAAAGCTTTATGGGAAAACGTTATATATCCAACAATAAAAGGAACTGGTCTTAGCTCTAAGAAAAAGTTTAATTTATTAAAAAGCGGGCAAAGATCTTATATAAGATATGGCGATATGGCTATTGGAACACTAATAGATGTTACAAGTAACTCTGTTCGTAATCAAATTATGTCTGGAGAAATTACTAAAGCTGAAGTTAATAATCAAAATGCAGAGGCAAGGGATGCTTTACAAAATATTGTATTTAATATAGGCAAAAAACATCCTGGGCTAGCGGCATCGATTATAAAGTTAAATCAAAAAGATCAAAGAACAATATTCAGAGGAGCTGCTACGTTGAATAGGATTGTTCAAAATTATAGCGGAGAAACAGTTTATGAACATAATCCCCCCGTACAGTTTGTTTTTAATGAAATAATAGATTATTTTAAAAATCCTTCTGATTCTAAAAAAAATGATTTAAAAAATCTTTTTAATACAATGGAAGCTAATCTAGTTCCTAAAGATTTTGCTGAAATTGTAGATGAAAAATATAAAGATAAAATGCCACCTAAAGGTATTTTTAGATACTCAGATGCGTTGTCTAAAACAGATTATACATTTGATGAGGGAGAATTTAAATATTCTAAATCTTTAAGCAAAGACTTTAATAAATTTCTTGAAGCATCAACAGGAATTGATTTTGCTAAAGAGTATTCAGCAGACAAAGCATCAATAATTGGTAAAGGAAAAGGTAAATATAAATTCTTTGTACCTTATTCAGCTGAAGATTTTGTTGGACTCTTATATACTACACTAGCTAAGAGTAAAAAAGGAGATGAGCAAATGCAATTTTATAAAGACAATTTGCTTACGCCTTTTGCTAAAGCTATAAGACAATTTGAAACTGATAAGCAAATGTCTATGAATGCATGGGCAAATCTTAAAAAGCAAATTAATAATACTCCAGCTAAGCTTGGTAAAACAAATGAAACGGGATATACTAATGAACAAGCAGTAAGGCTATACATTTGGAATAGGCAAGATACTCTTCCAGAAGGATCTAGCAAACAAGATGTAAATGAGGTTATTAAGTTTATAAATAAAAATGAAAACCTAAAAAACTTTGCTGAACAACTGATTTCATTAGCACCTCCAGGTGAATATGCAAATCCAAGCGGAAACTGGCTAGAAGGTACTATTACAACAGACATGTTATCATACGTTAATCAAGTTAAACGTAGTGAGTACATGCAAGAATGGAAAGATAATGTTGAAGAAATATTTGGAGAATTTAAACAAGGTAAACTTGAAGGACCTAATATCAATAAGTTAAAAGCATTATATGGGGATCAATATGTAGAATCACTTACAGATATTCTATATAGAATGAAAGATGGACGCAATAGAAGAGCGGGTGGGAACAAAATAGAAAGAGCTTGGCTAGAATGGGTTAACGGTTCAGTTGGTTCAATCATGTTCTTAAATGCCAGATCTGCATTGCTTCAAACTATATCTGCTGTAAACTTTATAAACTTTACAGATAATAATCCTATAATGGCTGCAAAGGCATTTGCAAATCAAAGTCAGTTTTGGAATGATTTTGGGTTTTTGTTTAATTCTGATTTTCTAAAGCAACGTAGAGCAGGTTTAAAAACAGATGTTAATGCTGATGAAATTGCAAGTGCAGCAAAAACTGCTGATAATAAAGTAAGAGCTGCTTTTAATGCAATACTAAAATTTGGTTTTTTACCTACACAAATGGCGGATAGTTTTGCAATTGCTATTGGAGGAGCTTCATTTTATAGAAACAGACTTAATAAATATGTTAAAGATGGAATGAGTCAAGAAGCTGCACAAGAACAAGCTTTTCTTGATTTTACCGAAACAGCAGAAGAATCTCAACAATCATCAAGACCTGACAGAATCAGTATGCAACAAGCTAGCTCTTTAGGTAGAGTTATATTAGCTTTTGCTAATACACCAATGCAATATGCTAGATTAACTAAAAAAGCTATGCAAGATTTAGCTGCTGGGCGTGGAGATTGGAAAACAAATATTAGTAAGTTAATGTATTATAGCGTAATACAAAACGTAGTGTTCTCAGCTTTACAACAAGCATTATTTGCTTTGTTATTTTCTGATGAAGAAGATGATAAAGAAAAAGAAAGACTTTGGAATATAGGTAATGGGTCACTAGATACTTTGTTACGCGGAACTGGTTTATATGGTGCAATAGCATCAACATCTAAAAATGTTATTCTTGAAATTATAAAGCAGAACAAAGCTAAAAGAACAGATTATACAAAAGCTGTTATGAAAGCAACTTCTTTATCTCCGCCAATAAACTCTAAATTAAATAAATTAAACTCTGCTGCTAAAGCTTTTACTTATAGACAAGATAAGGAAAAGATGAGAACAGAAGGATTCAGCTTAGATAATCCAGCTTTTTTAGCAGGAGGTCGAATAGTATCTGCATTAACAAATTTACCTGCAGATAGAGCTATAATAAAAGCTGACCATATTAAAACAGCAATGGAATCAGAAACAGAATTATGGCAATCAATTGCTCTCACATTGGGATATTCAGAGTGGGATTTAGGCATGATTGAAAAACAAACTAAAAAGCCATCTTCTAAATTTAAAAAGTTTAAAAAGTTTGAAAAATTTAAAAAGTTTAAATAATGAAATATAACATTGTAACATCAAATGCCTCTCCTTTATTAAAAAAGGATGCATGCTATCGCAAAGCAAAAGCTAAATACAGAGTGTTTCCATCAGCTTACGCTTCAGGTTATATTGCAAAATGCCGTAAAAGAGGTGGAAATATAGGATAATGGCTGTAAGTAAAACTAAAAAAGGAGCATCACTTAAACGTTGGTTTAAAGAAGAGTGGACTGACGTAAGTACAGGTAAACCTTGTGGTAGAAGCAAAGGTGAAAGCAGAGGCGTTCCTTATTGCCGTCCTAAAAAAAGAATATCTTCAGATACTCCAAAAACTGCTAGTGAAATGAGTAGCTCTGAAAAAAGAAAAAAAATTAACGAAAAAAAATCACTAGGTCAGCCAGCTGGAAAACCAAAAAGGGTAAGCCCTTTAACTATGAAGGCGTCCTGTAAATATTAAGATGGAAGATTTGAAAATACATTTCGTAAACGCAGGAGCATTATTATTTAGCTTAACAGGGCTAGACCCAACACTGCAAACAATAGTGTTAATACTGTCAATTATATATACTTCAATCGGAATTTATAAACGATTAAAAAAATAAAAATGGCAAAAATAGATATTGATGGAGACGGAAAAGCGGATGTGTCCATAAGCATTCCACAAATAATCACTATAGCTGCAATGTTTGCTTCTATAGTAGGCTCTTATTACACATTAAGTGCTCGTGTTGAGGCTGTTGAGGTAAAGGCTAATAAATTAAAAGAAAACGAACAAAAATACACGTGGCCTAATCAAAGAAAGACGGAGGAGGAAGTTAAAGCTCTTGAAGCTGAAATGAGGGCTTTTATGAAAGATATAGAATATCTAAGAAGAGACATTGATCGTAAGAAAAGATAAAAAAAAAGGGGATAGACTAAGAATCATATCCCCTTTTTAAACAAACAACGTGTACTACTTAACAAATAACAATGTGAATATAAGTACTATTTGCGTAATAAAAAAACAATTATCTATTTTTTTATCCATCACAACTTAAACATTCTGGATCCATTGCTTTAGCTGCAATATCACCTCTCAATACAGATTCAGTTCTCATATAATACAAAGTCTTAATACCCCGCTTCCATGCTTCTAAATGTACTTTATTAAGCCATTTAGGATCTGCTACAGAAGGAAATGCTAAATTTAAACTTACTGATTGATCTATATAATTTTGACGTATACCAGCTTGATTAACTAACTCTAGTTGATTTATTTCCTTAAATGTTTTAAATACATTCTTTAGTTCTTCCCCGCCTTCTTCTTGCGTAAGTCTTCCTGCGTGATCATAAAACCATCCATCGAGTTCTTTAATTCCTTGAACGGATCCACCATCTTCCAAAATTTTATCCCAAGTTTCTTTATTATCAATTCCAATTTTTCTTAATACTTTTTTAAGTTCTTTATTTTTTCTAATAAATGTGCCTTTAGCTGATTGCTCTGTAAATACGTTAGCAGCCCAAGGCTCAATTCCAGGAGATATATTTCCACTAAGCTTACTGTTAGAGACAGTAGGGGCCACGGCCCGAAGATGAGTGTTACGCATACCAGTACCAACGCACCAAAGCGGCTCCCCATATATCTCTGCAAGATCTCGCGATGCTCTCTCAGATTCAATCTTAATTCTACTAAAAATCTCACGTGTTCTAAATTGAGCTAATAAACCTTCGAACGCAATGCCATTCTTTTGGAGTAGACTGTGCCATCCCAATACTCCTAGACCAAGAGCACGTCCCTTCTCCGCACTGCGGACAGAGTTTTCGAACCCTTTCATATTTTTTGCTTTCTGAATAAATTCCTCTAATACTCCGTCTAAAAACCATGTTGCATCATATATTAAATTTGTGTTTTTCCATTCATCATATTTGTCTAAATTAAGAGAAGATAAGCAACAAACAAAAGAATGTGATTCATCTGTATGTAGTGTTATTTCACTACAAATGTTTGTCATATGAACTTTGAGCCCATTTGATTTGTACGCTTTTGGGTTATTTTTGTTTGTATTTCCCTTAAAGAGTATATAAGGCTCTCCAGTTGCTTTACGTTTTTGTAATAATTTTCCCCATTTACGTCTAGCATCTTTATCTCCTTGCTCAAGTCTTCGCATAAACTTGTCACCGACCACAGCGCACTGGTGTAAATTAAGGGACTGTCTGTTAACATCTCCTTTTGGTTCTCTGATCTCCAACCATTCTTCAAAGTCGGGGTGATCAATATTGATATTAACTGACGCAGCTCCTCTGCGGACAGATCCTTGATTAGTGGCAAGTATTGTTGAATCGTATATCTTGCAAAACGGGACCACTCCATCACTTGTTCCATTTCCTGTAATTTTAGCTCCAGCGGGTCTAATCATATTAACACCTAAGCCAACACCGCCTCCATGCTTGGCTAAAAGCATCATTTCTAAATTCTTTTGTCCAATATCATTTATGCTATCAGCAACGTCAATACCAAAACAACTAATAGGTAAACCCCGATCTGTGCCTGTATTAGAGAGCACAGGTGAAGCTAAACACAGCCACCCATCCCATATATACTGAAAAAACTTTTCAGCTAATTCTGGCTTATATAAACGCTTTGCAACCGCGGTGGCTACACGCTCATAAGCTTGTTTAGGTGTTTCATTTTGTAATAGATAACCTCCTGTAATTGTTTTTTTATAAACTTCAGTATCACCCCAAATAGGATAATCCTCTCCTTTAATCCATTCGCTATTCCACATCTTTACTTTCTTTTTCTTTTTTAATATCTTCAGCTAAAGCTTCTATTGCTTTTTCATAACCATCAAATTTTTTTACTAGGCTCATCGTCCCAATAGA